GTGACAACTACTGTCAAACTACAGGAACAAAAAACCCTCGCAAAATTAGATATAGATATACTGTTACTTAAATATGATAAAGAAATTCGTGACCAACTCTACAACATTACCTATCAAGAAGAAATAGATTTCTTGGTTACGTGCGAGGCTAGAAACAGGTTTATTCGTAATCTCGCTTGTTCCCTTGATGGAAATACACTGGTTTTATTCAACCTAGTAGAGAAACACGGTAAAGTTTTAAGAGATTTAATTGAGAACAAATTAGATAATGGAAGAAAACTATTCTACGTCTCCGGAGAGACAAAGACAACAGATCGTGAAGTTGTTCGAAAAATTGTTGAGAAACAGTCTAACGCTGTGGTACTCGCTTCTCTTGGTACTTTCTCTACTGGCATTAACATTCGGAACTTACATAATATTATATTCGCCTCCCCAAGCAAATCCCAAATCAGAGTCCTTCAGTCCATTGGGCGTGGACTGCGTGTTGCGGAAGATGGACGTAGTACGAGGCTCTACGATATTGCAGACGATTTACGTTGTGGAAAAAAACCAAATTTTACCCTGCGTCATAGTGCCGAAAGAATAAAGATATATAATTCAGAAGAGTTTCCATATAAGATGCATGAAGTAAAGTTATGAATAAAAAAAGAAATATCAAACAATTTGTGCTAACAAACGGACAGGAAATAGTCTGCGATGTTATTGAATGGGCTGAAGAAGACTTCGCAGAAATTGTCGTTCGTAACTGTATGGAAATTGTTTGGGTTCATAACAACGACCAAAGAATTTATATGTTCAAACCCTGGATGCATTATCAAGAAACACATGAAGATTTAATCATTATTAATTCTGACCACATTATCTCAACAGCTGAACCTATGGAATATCTAGTATATCAATATGATGTTGCTGTGAAGGATATGAATGAATCTGGCGATTATAGAAAAATAGAATATTCACATGAAAGAAAGAAAAAGTATCAGAGACTTGCTGATTATTTGATGGAACTTTCAAAAAAAGATGAGGTAGAAAGTTCTGATTCAGATAAACCAAGTAATATTATTCCATTTCCACCCTTAATTCATTAGGTATATGTACCCAATGATTAGGTATAGGTACCCAATGATTAGGTATAGGTACCCAATGATTAGGTATATTATCCCTGGCGTTCTGAGCTTTAGGGTACCATATTTTTTATAAAAATTCAAGCCCTTGATAGAAAAAAAATTTTGTGTAATAATAAATTCATTGTTTTGTTTATGAGATTTAGTGTATGAAAAAAGAAGAAAAACCCCATTACGTAAATAACGCTGAGTTTTCTCAAGCGGTTGTGGATCATGTTAGGAAGGCGAACGACTATGTTAAAAGTGGCAAGTCAAAACCGATTGTTCCAGATTACATCGCACGATGTTTTCTAAAAATCGCAGAAGGACTTTCTCACAAGGCTAACTTTGTTCGTTATACCTATCGTGAAGAGATGGTGATGGATGCTGTTGAGAACTGTTTGAAGGCGATTGACAACTATAATATAGAGACCGCTACACGTACAGGGAAACCAAATGCGTTCGCATACTTTACTCAGATTTCTTGGTATGCGTTCTTGCGTAGGATTCAGAAAGAAAAGAAACAACAAGATATCAAACTTCGTTATCTTTCTGAAACAGGTTTGGAACAACTGGTTGCTGAAGAATTTGAGAACAACCCAGCTGCAAAACAAACACAGGCATTCATTGATGACCTGCGTGAACGTATTGATGCTGTGAAGGAAAACGATGAGGCGATTAAAGAGTATTCCAAACAAGAACGTAAGAAAAGAACTCGGCACGTTGACTCAGACTTGACAGACTTCTTGGTTTAGTGTATAATGGCAAGATTCTGGACTATTTGGAAATACGCATTAGGTGGTTTTTCAGATGATAAAACCGAACCTTATGATGATTATGTTGCGGTTCTGCGTACTGTAATCGTTGGCGTAAACTTTATGACTTGTTTTTTTTATAATGGCAAACGTGGTGCATAACTGGTGAAAGTAGCTATACTGAATGATACCCATTGTGGTATTCGTAACTCTTCTGAAATCTTTATGGAATATCAATCACGGTTCTATACCGATGTTTTCTTTCCATATTTAAAAGAACATAACATCAAAAAGATTCTGCATCTTGGAGATTATTATGAAAACCGTACTTCGATCAATTTTAAAGCATTGCATCATAATCGGAGAATATTTCTTGATAAGCTTAGGGATAATAGTATTCACATGGATATTATTCCAGGCAATCACGATTGTTATTTCAAGAACACCAATCGGTTAAATGCACTGAAAGAACTTCTTGGTCATTATATGTCTGAGGTTCGTATCATTGAAGAACCCGAAGTGGTGGATTATGATGGATGTAAGGTTGCCCTTATTCCGTGGATTAACAGCGAGAATGAAAAACGAGTAAAAGATTTTATCTCTACATGTAAGGCTGATATCTGCGGCGCTCACCTCGAACTGAGTGGTTTTGAGATGCAAATGGGTATTCCGTGTACCGATGGAATGGACGCCAGTTTATTCTCAAAGTTTGATATGGTTTTGTCTGGTCACTTTCATACCAAATCACAGAACAATAACATTCACTATCTTGGTTCACAGATGGAGTTCTTTTGGTCTGACTGTAATGATAAAAAATATTTTCATGTGTTTGATACTGACACGAGAGAGTTGACTGCTATTGAGAACCCTATTACAATCTTCGAAAAGATTTTGTATGATGATACAACATCCAAACAAGCCCTTACTAAGGTATCACATCTCGATAACAAATTCGTAAAGGTGATTGTGATTAATAAATCCAAACCCGCTGAGTTTGAAAAGTTCATTGACCGAATCAATTCTAAGAAAATCTATGGACTACAGATTGCGGAGAACTTTCAGGACTTCGCTGGGGCACAAGTAGACGATGAAAATATTTCTATTGAATCGACAGATAAATTGTTGTATACTTACATAGATGCGGTTGACACTGACTTGGACAAAGACCGTATCAAAAATAAAGTACACGAGTTAATGATTGAGGCGCAAAGCTTAGAAATCGTATGATTAAATTTCGACAACTGAAATACAAAAACTTTCTTTCTACCGGCGACCAATGGACAACTATCAACCTAGAGTTGGTTAAGTCTTCTCTTATCGTTGGTCAGAATGGTTCGGGTAAGTCTACGATGTTGGACGCCTTATCATTCGTTCTGTTCGGTAAGGCCCATCGTAATGTGAACAAACCACAACTGGTTAACTCAGTCAATAATAAAGACTGTGTAGTTGAGGTAGAGTTTTCTGCGCTGGGACAAGAATTTAAAATTGTTCGTGGAATCAAACCCGCAAAGTTTGAGATATGGCAAGACGGTACCATGATCAACCAAGACAGCCATGCCAAAGAATATCAGAAGGTTTTAGAACAGAACATTCTGAAATTAAATCATAAATCATTTCATCAAATCGTGGTGTTGGGTAGTTCATCGTTCATTCCGTTCATGCAACTACCAGCCCAACATCGAAGGGAGGTTATCGAAGACCTACTAGATATTAATGTCTTTTCTAAAATGAATACTATTCTGAAAGAAAAGATTGCTACACTGAAAGAAAAGATTGTTGAGAACACTCACAATTTAGACCTAGTTAATTCGAAGATAGATACACAAGAAGATCATATCTTTGAAATAGAAAAAATCTCTGAATCTGCCAAAAGTAAATATGAAGATGAACTAATTGAGCAGCAAGCAGAGTTGGCCCGCCTGGAGAAACTCGTTGATGGGTATACAGATACCAAACTGCGAGAAGTGGAAAAGTTACTTTTTGCAACTAAAAAACAGATTGATAAACTTGAGAAGTTTGACTTTCAGTTTGATCAGAAGATTAAGAAGTTCGATAAGGATGTAGCGTTCTATGAGGATAACGACACATGTCCCACCTGTGATCAAGAGATCACCGCTGATACCAAGAGTAGAAAAATCTCAGAAACCATCGACTCAAGAGGAGAAATCGAAGACGGCAAACTCAAACTCGAACTCCAAATATCAACGCAATACGATGAGATGACAAAATATGAAAACCTTTTGCGTGAAGAAACATCTGAGTTTCAAGATGTCGAAATGCACAGGCGTGACATTAGAACCACCAAAGCCAGAATTGCAAGTTTACAAGATACTCTATCCGCAGGGGGGATGCACCTGGATAGTTTGCAAACCGCAAAATCTACGCTTGAGGATTTACGAAGATCTCGTGAGGAGATCGTGCAAGGGAAAATGGATCTCGCAGAGGAACGAGAATATAATAACGTTATTACCGAAATGCTCAAAGACTCGGGCATCAAAACGAAAATCATCAAACAATATTTGCCCGTTATTAACAAACTCACGAACCAATACCTGCAAGTCCTTGACTTCTACGTCCACTTTGACTTGGATGAGGGGTTCAACGAGACAATACGATCAAGACACAGAGATGTCTTTTCCTATTCCTCGTTTAGTGAGGGCGAGAAACAGAGGATAGACCTTGCATTACTTTTCACTTGGAGACAGGTGGCTAGAATGAAAAACTCTGTCGCAACCAATCTATTGATTCTTGACGAAACGTTTGATTCAAGTTTGGATGCAGATGGTGTAGAAAATTTGTTGAAGATATTAGACACGCTTGACGATGAGACAAACGTGTTTATTATTTCTCACAAAGGCGAACTGTTAGATAATAAGTTTGAAAGAAAGATTGAGTTTACAAAATCTAAAAATTTCAGCAAAATTGTTTGACATTTATATTATAATTTGGTACTATATATTAACTGCAACTCAAAATTCAATACAGGAGTAAAAAATGAGTGAAGTAGAAAATGTAGATGTAGTAGATCAGGCACCCGAAGGCGAAACCATTAAAGTTTCAATTTCTCTGCAAGACTTTGCTGCAATGGTAAACATCATTGATGTCGTATCACAACGTGGTGCTATCAAGGGTGAAGAAATGGAACTGGTTGGTGGCATCCGCACACGATTGGTTAATTTTATTCAAGCAGCATCACCACAACAACAGCCTGCCGCTGCAGAAGATGAAACTGCTGAAGAAGATGTGGTCGTAGAAGAAGTAACCGCTGAAGAGTAAAACTTTAGAGAAATTATATTATGGAACTTTCTGATAAAACAATGTCGGTTCTCAAGAACTATGCGACAATTAATCCCAACATCGTAATTGAAAAAGGTAATACAGTTAAAACAATTTCAGAGGCGAAGAATGTTCTGAGTTCTTCTAAATTGGATATTAATTTTCCTGAAACCTTCGGCATTTATGATCTGAACGAATTCATCAGTGT